CACCGACGCCGACGACTTCTGCGTCTTCCAGTGGGAGCGCGGCAAGGGCGTGGTCTTCCCGCCCGAGGCTGCTGGCTACGAGCCGCGCTGATGGCCGACAGCTTCGCCATAGCGCGGCTCAAGGCCCGCCTGGCGCCGCACACCAACGGTCGCGGGGTCTACGCGCGGACGCCCGAGGAGCGGGCCGAGCTGCTGGTGCGCGCCGTCACGATGGCCGAGATCGCCGAGGTGGCGCGGCTGCTCGGGCTGACCTTCAAGGAGGCGTACCGCCAGCGCGCGCAGCTCTATCAGCGGCCGCTGACTCAGTGGCCGCTCAGCGACCTTTAGGGGGCTGCGGCGGCGGGGTCTTCGCCTTCTCGTCGCGCTCGGCCTTCTCGCGCCGCTCCTTCTCGGCCCGCAGGCGCTCCTCCTGTTCGGCCCGCTGCCGCTCGCGCTCCTGCTCCTGCGCAACCCGGCGCTCGTGCTCGGCCCGCTCGCGGTTCTCGCGTTCCTGGTTGGGGTGATGGGCCGGCGCGGCGGTCTTGGCGGCCTCGGCCGCGTTGGTCTTGGTCTGCGCGTCGAGCTGCGCCTGATTGGCCTCCGCGGTGGTCTCCTTCGCCTCGGCCGGCGAACCAGGGGCCGGCGGGGCCTTGACCCCGTGGGTCTTGGCGACGGTCGCGGCCAGTTCCGGGGTCAGCCGGGGCGGGTTGGCGGCGACGTCGTCGGCGAGCGCCTGCTCCAGGTTCCGCGTCCATTGCTCGACCTCATGCTTGGCGCGCACGAGGCCCTGCACGCTGGTCTGGGTGCCGACGCTCAGCGTGGGCAGCTCGGTGGTCTCGGTCATGGTCGCGGCTCCTGGGTATGCCTGGGTGGCAACCTACTAACGCTTGACACCCGTGGAAAGTTAGCCGCAGTTTCGCCGCCGCGTTGGCCCCCCAGGGGAGGGGCCTGAACAGCAGCTTCTAAGTCTGGACCGGCCCGGTGCTCGGCAGGACTTCCCATCCAGGGACGTTCGGCTGTGCCCAATACGAACGCGCCGTTTGGCTTTCAGGAAGCAGGCGGACTCGGCTCGCCGCCCACCTACGAACAGATCGAGGAGAAGATCGCGTCGACCACGGCGCCGATCTTCTGGGGCGACCCGGTGTTCCGGCTCGCGGACGGAACCATCGCAGGCGCGACGACCGGCCCTGGGCCTGGGGCCGGCGTGCTCGCCGGCATCTTCCAGGGCTGCGAGTACCTCTCGGTCTCGCAGAAGCGGGTGGTCTGGGCGAACTACTGGGGTGGCGCCGACGTGGCCGCCGGCAGCACCTCGCGCTGCTGGATCACCAACGCGCCCGGCGCGCGCTTCCGGGTGCAGGCCGGCAACTCGACCACGGTCGGCTTCGTGCCGGCCGACGTCGGGATGAACGCGCAGTTCGGCTACGGCACCGGCAACACCGCCAACGGGATGTCGGGCGCGTACATCGACATGGCCGTCGCCAGGGCGGTCACCCCGACCCTGCCGTTCAGGATCATCAGCCTGATCTTCGATCCGCCGGGCGGGCCCGGCACCCAGGCGGGCGCCTACAACTGGGCCATCGTCGGCTTCAACAACGTCGAGACCAAGTCTCTGACGGCGCAGGCATAGGAGGCCTCGGTGGCAGTCAATCTCGCAGCCATCCGCGACCTGCTCCTGCCGGGTCTGCGTGGCGTTGAAGGCAAGTACGAGCAAATCCCGTCGCAGTGGGACAAGGTCTACACGCGGCACACCTCGAAGATGGCTTTGGAGCGCACCGTCGAGATGCGTTACCTGGGCCTCGCTCAGCTGAAGACTGAAGGCGGCCAGACCCAGTTCGACAACGCGGCCGGCGAGCGCTTCATCTTCAACCAGGAGCACCGCGAGATCGGCCTGGGCTACGCGATGACGCGCAAGTCCATCGACGACAACCTGTACAAGTCACAGTTCCACCCAAGCAACCTTGGCCTTGTCGAGAGCTACCAGCAGACCAAGGAGCTGTACGGCGCCAACGTCTTCAACACCGGCAACGTCTACGACCCGACCATCGGCGGCGACGGCGTGGCGTTGTTTGCGCCTAACCATCCCATCGACGGCGGCGTCTACTCGAATATTGCCGCGACGCCGGTTGACCTGAACGAAGCGTCACTTTTGAACGGGATGATTCAAGTCAGGACGCAATTCAGGGATCAGGCGGGCCTGCGCATGTTCAGCCGCGCCCGCAAGCTGATCGGGCCGCCGCAGCTGGAGCCGGTGATGATCCGGCTGACCAAGACCGAACTGCGTCCGGGGACCGCCGACAACGACGTGAACGCGATCCACTCGACCGCGGGGGGTCTGCCCGAGGGCTACATGGTGATGGACTTCCTCACCTCGCCCTTTGCTTGGTTCTTGCTGACGAATATTGACGGGTTGAGTTATATGACCCGTGTTGCGTTCGAAACCGATATGCAGGTCGATTTTATTACTGACAATCTACTTGTGAAAGCTTACGAACGCTATTCGTTTGCTTACTACAACCCCCGCGCTGGCTGGGCAAGCTTCCCGACGTCTTAGGAGCTGACCATGAACATCCAGGGCGGCCAGCTCATCCAGTCTCCCTTCAACCCGGTCTTCCCAGGGACCCAGTTCACCGGGCCGATCACCGGCGGCAACATCAAGGACTGGGACGGCTCGCAGACCTTGGCCGGGGTGGGCTCGACGGCGGGCGCGCTGGCCAACCTCGGCTTCGCCACGATGGCCCAGGTGGGCCGCGTCACCCAGGCGGCGTCGCCGGGTCAGGCGGCGGGCGTCTTCGTGTCGCCCGACCTGATCATCCCGGCGCAGTCGATGATCCTGCGCATCAGCTCCATCGTGCTGACCGCCTTCACCGGCGCCGCCGCGACGTTCGGCATCGGCAACACGGTGAACCCCATCGCCTTCACGCCCGCCGGCGCCATGACCGCGCCGGCCGTCGAGGCGATCAGCGCCGCCGCCGCCCCGCAGCTGTCGAACTGGATCAACTGCGGCAACATTGACGAGCAGTTCGTGTTCACGTCGTCCAACACCGGGAACGGCGTGATGCTCGTCATCATCGAGTACATCCAAGGACTGAACGCGCCGCAGAGCTAGGACAGAGCCAGGGCGAGAGACCAGAACAGAACGAAGGGTCTGGAGCTATGAAGACGATTGCCCGCCGCCGCGGCGGCAGCGCCGAAAGGCACGACGACAAGGGCCGCGTCACCGTGGCCAAGCACCACGAGACCTCTGGCGACGGCATGGGTGACCTCGATCACGCCAAGCACGTTGGCCCGGTCCGGGGCGAGCACGGCAAGCACACGGCGGCCCGCAAGGGGCGCAAGGGCGGCGGCCGGGCGGCGGCCAGCGAGACCGGCGCCAACCTGCATCCGTTCTCGACGGCGCACCACGGCGAAGAGCCGAAGGGCCGCCACACGATGGGCGACTGACGGGAGCCAGGGCCCATGCGGCCGATCACCGTCACTGTCGGGCCGGTCACCAACCCAGGCTCGGCGACGTCGATTGCGGCGGCGCAGACCCTGGCCCAGCCAGGGCAAATGCTGCTGGCCGCGACGCCGCCAGGCGGGGCGGTGGTCAACACCTTCCAGGGCAACGGCTCGTTCGCGGGCGATCTCTTCACGCTCACCAGCACCACGTCCGGCGTGCTCGTGCCCGGCACCCGGCTGATGGCGGCGGGACTGCCCGCCAACTGCGTCGTCGTCGCCGCCGAGCCGGACGTGCCGGGCAACTGGGTCATCAACCCGCCGGCCCCGACGCTGGGCCTGCGGCAGGTGCGCGGCAACCAAGTCACCACGCTCGACGTCCCGCGCGAGGTGCTGGTCACCAATACCGAGGCGGCCGGCAACAGCATCACCGTCTACGGGACCAACGAGGACGGGCAGCCGATCCAGGAGACGATGGCGACCAACGGCGCCGCCCTCACCACGTCGCTGAACTTCGCCACCGTCACCCAGGTCGTCGTCGCCAACACGCCCGCCGGCGCCATCTCGGTCGGCACCACCTCGCAGGCCGAGTCGCGCTGGGTGAACTTCGACCCCTGGGCCTATGGCAACGTCTCCTATCAGGTCGATGTGCAGGGCGTGGCGAACTACACCGTGCAGATCACCAACGACGATCCGATGTCGCCGACCAACCCGGTGCCGCCCGATCTGGTGACGTGGTTCCCGGACCCCAACGCCGGCATGGTCGGCGCTTCGACGCCGCAGTTCGCCGTCTGGCAGTTCGTGCCGCTGTGGGCCCGCGTGCTGCTGAACTCGGGGGCGGGCGCGGTCACCGCGACCTTCGTGCAGACCGGCGTCGTGAACCGCTGAGGGGGCTCTAGATGGCCACCAGCGGGACCTTCAACTTCGCGCCCGACCTGGGCGAGCTTGTCCTCTACGCCTTCAACCTCGCGGGCGTGCGCCCCAACGCGCTCACCCAGGCGCACATGGAAAGCGCCCGGATGGCGGCCAACCTGCTGAACGCGCGGTGGTCGGGCCAGGACATCAATCTCTGGGCGGTCGACCTGCAGTCGATCCCGCTGGTGCCCGGCAACAACACCTACTCGGTGCCGGCGAACACCATCGCCATCCTCGACGCCTACACCACCAACTTCGGGATCGGCGCCGGCCAGCGCAATCGCATCATCCTGCCGGTCAGCCGCAGCGAGTACGCCAGCTATCCGAACCCGAACCAGCAGGGCGCGGTCACCGTCTACTGGTTCGACAAGCTGCTGGCGCCGACCATCAGCTTCTACCTGACGCCGGACGGCACCAATGCCGCGGTGAACTACTACCGGGTCCGCCAGCTGCAGGACGCGCGGCTGCCCGGCGGCGTGCAGCCCGAGGTTCCCTACTACTTCCTGGAGGCCTACGCGCTCGGGCTGGCGCAGCGCCTCGCGCAGGTCTGGAACCCCGCCCTGGGCGCCGGGCTCAAGACCCTGGCCGACGAGGCCTTCGAGATCGCCGCCAACCAGAACACCGAGCGCGCGGCGTTCTACGTCTCGCCGCAGCTGTCCGCCTACTACAGGCCCTGACCGATGGCCTACGCCTCCCGATCCGGCCGGGCGCGGACGTCCAGCAGCAACCCCGAGGCGTTCGGCGTCTGCCAGCGTTGCGGCATCTGGTATCAGCGCCGCGAGCTGCGCAACCAGATGGCGTGGCGGGGCGCGGCGATCCTGCCGACCTGGGTCTTCGTCTGCCAGCGCTGCTACGACGTGCCCAACGAGCAGGACCGGGCGTTCATCCCGCCGGCCGACCCGGTGCCGATCCAGCTGGCGCTGCCGGAGAACTTCAACGGCGCGTCGG